CGTCACACCAGGAGTTTAACCCCCCCCGGCTTATCACTGCGAGTTTTCACCGAACTAAATACGGCTCATCTGCTGAGATGGTCTTCTGCTGTGCACAGGAATTGTCCACACGTGTGTATGTTATGTATCCGTTTTTGTTTCACTTGTTTGTAACAAGCATTTTTCTGTTTGAATATCCTCCACTTTGTGTACATGTCCGTAAGTTTGGATACAGCCACGACGAACGCGTCATGGGTGACCCGTATATGCTATTGCTAGCAAATAAAGTTCTTTTATGTACAATGAAGAGGTTGGAGAAGGACTACAACAGACTCAACAGGCTTTGAGTACTAGGATGCGTTGCCTAGCTCATGCAAATTGTTCCATCATATAAAATGACTGCTATTACGGCCAGCTGAAACTACTGCCGCACGTCACAATCATTCAACGGGTATTAGCCGCTCATTAACCAACTTTACACCATAAACATTAGAACCCCTATGTATGTGTCCCAACAACTATTACGATACCAACCAAGCAGCCCTATCTGAATACATGAAGCTCGGCGTGGTCGCACACGGCCGTTGGGATTAATAACACCGCTGAAACTGGACAAAATGTTTCATCGATGCGTATGTGTATATAAACACAGATATATGTATGTGTCATTCAATTAGCCCGGAACCACCAAATCATGGGGATTCCCTAGTACAACACAGGTCGGTCCGCTGTCATCTCGCGCCCGGGGTAGATGTTCAGGATTGATATTATTGTTAAGTGTTGGGCTGAAAAAGCTTATCAACACAAAACGCCATGGGATCGAAACCCACCGACATCCATAATATTTATGTCCTTCAGCTCATCGTCCGAGCCAACCTGATCAATGTAACTAGAGTCCTATCACTCAATAGGGAAAAGCTAGCGAGGCTTGTGATTCTCCCACGTAGGTAATTGAACTTAATATGTGGTATATAATACGTAGCAAACATCCACCATATAACATGCTAAGGTACTTGCAATCCGCCCATACGGGGGCAAATGGGCCCCCAACCAAAAATAATACTAATTGAAACTATGGATACGCTGAGGGTGCAAAGTTAACCGATTGGCC